AGTCTTACCTCCTTCAAATGTACTGCCCAAGAAATGATAAGACAACAAAATACCAACTAACGAATAAGCTACTTTTCCAGAATACTTGTTATCAAGCTTTACATCATTTAATACCTCAACTAACTCTTTAGATTCTTCTACTGACAAGTCTTTTATCTCTTCTACAAATGTAGGGAAATCTTCAATCACTTCCTGCACTTTAGGGTAAGCATCCATAGCAAATCCAAAGAACTTTACTAAATCAAACTTACCACCCTTCAACGTTCCTTCAAACTTGTCAATAGCTTCTAATAAATCCGTAAGAGTGTCTTTAATTTCATCTATACCTTTCATGATTTCTTTTTTAAAATTTCTTTAATTTGTTTAACAATCGTATCAATAATAGTCAAAATAGTTATGACTTTATCAATGGTTATTTTTGGTTTAGCCATCACTTTTGATTTTGCAAGTGAAATATCACTTCTTCCATTACTTTAGTATTCTTTTCTATTAGTACATTGCTCTTGACTGCATTTTCTTTATAGCACTCTACAATTTCTTGTTCAAGAGCAGTAAGTCGATCATTCATGCGATTGTATTGATTCCACAAAGTATATGCCATAGCTGTCATCATTCCAAACATAACAACTACTGCAAATCCATTGCTTTTAATCATTCCTTCAATTACTGGTACAATGTTGTCGTATTTCATATTAATCTATTTTTCGCATAATTACTTTGTTTCCTTCGGATTCGATTACAAAGAAATCAGAATCTAATTCCTTGTTCCAATAATCTCTGAAATCAATCACGTCATTGAACAAGGTCTGGACCTTGAATCTGTTCTCGGTATAAATCAACATCTTCCCTGTTCTGCCACCTTCAATTGGTTCGCCTTGCATAGTCGTTTCTATTACGTTCATTAAACGGTCAACCTTGAGCCAAATTATATCTCCACCATTTATTCTCGCAATCCATCTACCTTCAAATCCATCTCCAAATTTTAATCTTGTCTTGACAAAGAATCCATATCCTTCCATTTCTCTGATTATGTCATTAACAGGAGCGTACAATCTTGCGAGTTTTTCACGTTTCATTAACCGAGCAGCGTCCAACCAATTAAGGTTTTCATTTCGGTAAATTAGATTAAATGCGTATTCGCTAACTTGCGTAGAATCCATTATCTTGTCTATTGCTTCAAAGGTCATTACGCCTGTATTTGGAAGTATTTTCGATTCATACACAATAAACGCTTGTGAATCTGATGTACCTACTGTTTCTTCCGTTGTGAACGTGAAGGGTACATAATAGATTGAATCAGGTACTTGACTTTTTAAAGCTTTGGAAAATAGGACTATTATAATAAACATCACTATCTCTAATGCTTGTCTGAATGTGAATAACGTTTTCATATTAATTATTTTCTAATATTTGTAATCTATTGCTTAATTCTGTTATAAGTGTTTTTAGGTTTTCTATTTTAGTTGCTTGGGTTTCGATTATTGCTTGTTGTTCTTTAAAAGCGTTTATAAACATAAAGAAAAATGAATGAGTATTAATATTATATAAATAGGTATCAGATTCATCATCTTGATTTAATTTACCATAATAACCTGTTACAGCTTCAGGAATTATTGGTTGAACTTCTTGAGCAATTAAACCAATACCTTTTGCTCCATTTATTGTATTTGCTTTTCCGTTTAGTTCATATTCAACTGGATTTAATTGTATAATCTCATTTAATCCTTTGTTGTAATTTATTATATTCTTTTTTATTCTCCTATCTGAACCTGTTGCCCAAGTTGATGTTGATAATTTTTTTGCTCCATCTGTTGATAATTCAAGTTGAACACTCGGACTACTTGTGCCCATCCCCACATATCCATCATCCGCATCAATCCATAGGTTAGGTATAATATTTGGAGCAACATATTGCGTTGAAAATAAAATATCTCCACCTAAAACAAATGTTTGATACTTATCAGTAGAATTATCCCAAAGCAACTCTGCATATTTTGATAAACTTTCTCCAAAAAATAATTGAGAATAACCTCCTGATATATTATTGTTATTAAGCATCCACATAGTTGTATAATCACCATATAATCTAATACCAGGTTCATTTACAGCACTATATGGTGTATTATCAATTTGTAAGCCACCTTTAAAATCACTATATTCTGGAATCCTATTTATACCAATTCTATTTGAATCAGCATCGACATATAAAGTACCATTAGCCACATTCAAAAAGCTATCAATATAAACAGTATCAACCGTTTCTGATATGTTGTTGAAAGATGAACCCCCACCACTCGCGGAAATGGTTATGTTATTACCTGTTTCGGACAATGTTACATTCGTTCCTGCAGTCAAGGTTACGTCCGTACTTCCACTTGTATTCGAACTAATAACGGATGTAGATGCAGTTCCAGCTCCGACCGTTAATGAACCTTCATTACTCGCACTCGCATCGGCATCGTCCACGTTTAGATTTAATGTTGAACCACTTGATATAAATATATTACCAGCTGCACCTGTTGTCGATATGTCTTGTATTTCATTCGTAACCGAGCCATCCACCTCCGAAGTTAAATAAGTCGAATTGTCATAAGTTATTGTCGTTCCTGTTGCCTTTACAAACCCTGTTCCATTTAATTGGTCTTGCTTCAAATCTAAATCCGTTCTAACATTTACGAGCGAATCTAATAACCTTCCTACCGAAGATATAACCGTTGCCGTATCCACCTCCAAAGGCGAACCAACCGTACCATCTCCAGTTATCGTTACACCATCAGCCGTAACCGAACTAATCACTAACGCTAACGAATCGGATAATGCTCGAAGCGTAGCCAATACAGATGTATCCGCAGTTAATTCGCTTCCTAATGTACCATCTCCAATTATCGTAACGCCATCAGATACAACCGAACTAATTATACTGGATGTAGCTGCTAACGTATCTCCTCCCAAAATCAGAACCGTGTCAGCTCCGTAGCTAATAAATAAATCACGAGAGTAAACCATTCCAGAATCGGTTGGAGAAGAAATCAGAACCGAACCTGTTACCGAATCCTTTGTGATTTGGTTTAGTTTAATTCTTGGCGATTGGGCAAAGGTTTGTATCGATGCCGTGAGTAATGCGAATATGAATAGTGTGTGTTTCATTATTAATTACATTCTATTGAAAAAGAAATAACTGTATCACTTATAGTTCCAGATGTTGTTAAATAAGATGCTTGTACTGAATAATCACTTGAAATAGTATGACCTATTGCGCTGTTCTCATCTGCTTGAAACCCATTACCACCTGTAAAACTCCAAGAAGTTAAAGTTGATGAAGAGTAAGCGCCTCCGCTAACTGTGCCTATGTCTAAACTTACAGTTCCTGTCCAAGTAGATAAAGACGTTATCAAATTAGCATAATCTATTGTGCATCCGTTATATATACTTGGAATCATAATTCTTTGGGTATTACTTGAGTTTAAATCAATAGACATCACAAAAGAAAATGGTGTATTATTAAAATCAACCAACGCATCATTTTGATACAAATCGCCATTAAAATTAATATCTCCATCAACGTCTAATGTCCAATTTGGTGATGCTTCAGAAATACCAACTTTATCTCTGTCCGCATTGACATAAAATAACACTGGATCAGTATCGCCTTGAACAATTAACCCATCGTAAATACCTCCAGCATCACTACTATTAATTTGAACGCCACCATTTATATTAAGGTCAAAGGAACTATTCGGAGTTGCTCCACCAATACCAATAGCATCTAAATCCGAATCAATAAAAAACATAGAAGACTTATTCGCAGAACGAACAGTAAAATCTCCATTTACACCATTGTATTGATCGTTATTAAATAACGCACCCCAATAAGTTGTCAGAGAAAGGTTTCCAGATGGAGTTTCGTTAATTCCAATTTGAGCAGATGGTAATACAGTTGTATTATTTCCCCCTAATGTTCCGCTAAAGATTGTAGTTCCAGTCGTTGTTAAACTATTTAAATTTGCTTTACCACCACTTGCTGATTCTATTACATTGCTTTCGATTGAATCTGCAAACAATCTTGAATTGGTTTTAAATTTATAGCCAATAGAATTAGGTGAAGTTCCATCTGATAAGTTATCCACCATTTCTCCAAAATCATTTATCCAATAATTATTAAGTCCATCAATTATATTATTTACTCCATCAAAAGTAGGTATTCTATTATTACCTTGATTTGTAGCCGTAATAGCACCAGTAGGTATATCACTCCTAATAGCCAAAGCCGTATCAGCTAATTCCGTTCTTGATGCGTAATTATTAAGGGAATCTCCTATCTCCGTTGTAATTGAACCCCTAACCAAAACCAATGTATCTCGTAATTTAGTTAAGGATGTATAATCATTCCAAAACCCCTCATCCCCTAAATTAATTATTCCATTACCGTTTGTGGTTTCGCCCTTAATTACAGTTCCTAACCTTTGAATAATCACTCCTTCATCTGTTGGTTTTGTTGATGTATATCCACCTGTTGCACCCACATACACTTGCGAACCATCCGCTAAACCTGTTGTATTAACTTGTTTGATATGACCTTTGATTAAGCCTAAGCCAGTTTCTCCATCGTCCAAATCTTCTCCAGCTATAACCACTACTGGCATTTTAGTCGGATCATCCGCTCTTGCTGGTGCTACTGACCAATAATTACCTTGTTCACCTACTGCGTATAATGGAGTTCCTTTTGCAATAAATGAACCTGTTTGATTTTTAATTGAATCTTCAATCGAAAGACTTTCAATTAGTAAAACTCCATTCTGAACATTTAATTCAATTCCTAATCCAGCTTCAAATGAACTTAAAATATATTGAGCAATATCCGCATCCGTAATTACCGTATCAGAACCGATTAATAACGTAGAATCTTGGAAACGGAATCGCAAAATAGAATTAAAATCTAAATTGGAATCGACACCAGTCGTAACGAATTGCCCACTATCCTGACCTTGAACGAGTTGATACAATTCGAATCGAGGATAATCTTGTGATACTGCAATAAATGGCACTAAAAGAAGAAGAAATATTTTTATATTACCCATACTACTGTAAATTTCTCTCCACTTCTTGGAGTAAATGATAAATTAATAGTTCCATCTAACTCACTATAAGACGATACAAAGTCATTACTAATAAATTGTCCGTTCCTGTATATCATTATTTTGGATAATTCATTTGGCAACTTACCTTCATTCTGAGTAACTTGTAAAATATTAGTCGTTCCATCTGGAAACAATTGTTCCTGAAACATTGTAGATTTAACTTCACTACCAACTTCTTTGTCCATGAACCAAATAAACAACATTTCATCACCACCATCTGGAGCAAAAGTCAAAGTTACTGTACTATTTGTTTCATTAATTCCACTGATATAATTATTACTAATATGTTGACCATTCCTAACTACTAAAATATGATCACTTGTAGAGGGTATTTTGCCTTCATTCTCTGTTAATGTAAATGTAGAACTACCACTACTAACCACTTGTTCCTGCACTACTTTTAGTTGGTTAGGGAATGTCTGAAACCATACAAAAGCTAAACTGTCATCAGCAGATGGAGTATAATTTAAAGTGATTGTATTTCCATTAATTCCTACAAATTTAGCATAGTCTAAGTGTAATCCATTAACAAAAGCAAATACATTTTTTACTCTACTTGTCAAAGTGCTTGATGTGGTAAAACTATTTGATCCCCCACTAAATATTTCTTGATATATATTACCCTTAACTACTGTCTTAATAAACCATATCAACACTATAATATCTCCTTCATCTGGTGTAAAAGTTAACTCTAAAGAACCATTTACTGAATCTAATGATGAAAAATATTTTTCACTTAAAAATAAGCCATTCCTTGTCACCATTACATCACTTGCGTTCTCTGGCAACTCTTCACTTTCTGTTACAGTATACGTCCTACTTATACCATCTGCAACAAATCTTTCTTGTTGAATAAAACCAAATCCACCACCTCCCCCACTTAATTCTGTTCCGCTTTCTGCATCAACCACACTTGTAGTTGTAGCAATCGCTCCACCACTTGAATCCCTAAAAGTAAATGGTCTATCAAAATCTCTTGGTAACGCCCTAACCGTAGCTTCTGTAAATCCCATTAGCTTTCATAGTTTATTTTCCACCAATTACCCCTAACTCTGTCATCAAACAATAATATTTCACCACCCTGGAAAACCCAATATTCTCCATCATACTTAATTGCATAGTGGGGAAGTAAAAACTTATTACTTGCATTCTCAACAATAAATGACATATCAGCAAAATACTTTACAGGACTTAACTGTGAACTTATTATTTCATTAGCAAGTAATTGACTAATATTCTTTTCTTCTATATTTGGACTACTCCACTTTAAATTAGATGAACTACTACTTCTAATCCATTGTGTTCCATCCCATACGTCAATTCTGCCAGGACTATTTAGGCTTGGCCCATCACCTAATATACTTGTCTTATCATATAATTTAGTTGCATATTCATCATTAATTGCTTTATACTCTAATATGTCATTCTGTTCTCCAAAAAACTGTAGAGAAACATATTCTCCATACATTGTGTCAACGTGCCAATTGTATTCCAACTTACCCAAAGAAAGAGGAAATCCATCTAATGTATAAGCTTCTACTAAATCAAACTCTAAACCAAATCCATAAGCATTAGGCAAATCTGTAACTGAAAAAGCTTCTGTAACTATATATCTTTGCCCTGCATATTGAACAGGAACTACTATTTTATAATATTCATTTGTATCTGTTGTCCAAATTGGTGCAGTATAAGTATATGTACTACCGTCAAAAATTACATCTCTTTTGTATGTGCCATTATTAGTAGTAGCAAAATCATCCTCTACAAAACCTGCATCTATTACTTTAAATCCAAACACTAAATAGTGAGCAGTATGAGCAGAGTTTAATAAATATGTGCTATCATAATATAATGTGAACCTAATAGATAAGAATGCTTCAGTAAATGTAGGATCAAATTCGCTTAATATCTTTCTTTGAGATTCTGGATTTTGATCATCATTATATTCTTCACCTGCTAAAAAGTTTCTTGTGCCAACATGCTCATACTTAATTGTAACTTCTTTTAATGCAGGATAATACTTAAACAATCCACCACCTTCTCTTATGATTTCTGTATTGTCAAGAGTCGTTTGATTATTTTCTATCACTAAAAGTTCTGTACCTAAATGCAAAGTAGTTACTGCATCATTCCTCATGTTCCACCAAGTCTTAGTGGCTTCAGAAGTGTCGTATTCATTAACTTGGATAAAGTAAATATATCTACCACTAAAAATCCATCTTGCTCCAAATACAATTGCAATGTACTTTAATACGTCATAACAACTTCTATAATGTTTATTCCCATTACTATCTTTCCACTTAAATGCTCTGTGATGTATTCTTAAATGATTAAGTTGATTATAATTGCCCAGTATATCAGTTTGCATATAATGCTCATACCAAGTCATTAAGAACTTTATGTAAGTGTTGCCACTACCATATATCTCGTCTAAGAAAGGGAGTTTATCTAATGCGTTTAAGATGTGGTTTTTTAAAGTATCATACCCTAAATATTCAATACCACCATCATCTTTATACTCAGCAGTCTTTAACCAATTAAATCCATCCTTAGCAGTTAAAAGAAATTCATAACCTGTAGTAACTGGAATATCTTCATGAACTACTTGGTCTGGCAATATATAACCTACCCACCTAAATTCATTAGGACTTTCATCATCCTCTATTAATACATAAAATCTATCCTCTGGAGCAGACAATAAGTCAGTTGTAAATGTTTCTAAATCATTTGTATTAATAATAATACTAACTTTAGCAGTAGAGGAAATAATTGGACTAAACCTGTCATCCTCATCTCCATCAAAATCATAACTTATTACACAGTCAATACACTCAAACTCTAATGGGGTATCGCTATAAAGACTATCGTATATACTAATTGTATACTCGTGTTCTCTTTCGCTATAAAATGTACTTTGTAGTCTAACTCCCATTATCTGCTTCTATCTCTTTTTGCTCTTTCAACTGACAATAATAAATCCGATCCACTTAATCTTGAAGTCAACATCATTGCTCCATTGCCATCAATATAATCCTTTAGCTTATCTAATGGGGCAACTACTTCTGGGTTTCTTCTGTTTGTACCTTGTCCTTCTCCAATGATTGCACTTACAGGGCCATATACTAATCCTCCATCAGCAAATAAAAATGATTTAAATAATTTAGCAAATAACCCACCACCCCCATCTTCGCCAGAAGAATTTCCAAGACTACTTACTGCCCCAAGACCTTTTAGTGGTACTTTTAATACAGGGAATATTTCAGCCAATGCCGCTACAATAGCTGCAAACAATAAAGCTTTTAATATTGCTTTTCCAATCTCAACTACTATTTGCTTAAATGCCCTTGCAATATTTTCAAATAAATCATTAGTAGCTACTGTACGAGCAAACCCTAAAACTGCTGCTTCAGCTGCTTGTAATTCTTCTTTTGTTGCTCTACCTGTTGCCTCTAATTTTAACAACTCTTTTCTTGCTTCCTCTAAGTTCGCTTTAGCCTCATTTCTTCTTGCAAAACCTTCACTTATTATTTGGAATATATTTTCTACCCCTCTTTTAACAAATCCTGCTATTTGCTCTGCATTCTCTTCTACAAATTTTTGAAATCCTGTTAATTGCTGTTGAGTTCCAGTAGCAGTTACTCCTAATTTAGCTAAAGCTTCTCTAACCTTGTCTGCTGCTTCACTATTCTCTCCAAGTATCTCATAAACTAACTCTAAGTAGGCTATAAGTTTATCTATCTTAATGTTATTTAATTCCTCTACAGATAACCCAAAGTTCGCAGCTTGTCTTTCTACGGAATCTAAATCTCTTTGTAAATCATTAAATATAAAAGACTCTACTTCTTGCTTTAACTTCTCTTCAAGTTCTGCATATTTATCTTCTAACTCTAAAAAGTCTATACTTTCTACAGGAATATCTATCTGGGCAGACCTTATAGCATCTAATTGAGATTTTATTGTGTCTATTATATTTTCCCCTGATAGATTTGCAGTAAACTCAATATCAGACAGTTCCTTTAATACTTTTTGATAATCAGTTAACCTTATAGTTAACCTATCCACTTCTGCTTGTTGATCTGCAAATATTTGAGTAATTAAACCAAGTAATCTTGTTCTTTCTTTTATATCCTCTACATCATAGGCTTCATCTAATGCAGACTTTATTGCAGATAATTTATTTTCAGCTATTGCTAAATCCTCTTCCTTAAATAAAGCACCAAAATAATCTATCTTCTCTAACTCGTTCAACAACTCTTGGAATATATCTTTTGTGCCATCTACAACACCCTGTACTACAGTAGTATTTTCTTCAAAAGCTTCACCATTTTCTATCAATGCCTTATTTAGCAAATCTAACTCCTCTAATAAAGCCTTTGTTGCTTTTTCATTTGCATCATATTGTTCAGAAGCATTCTGAACTTTTCTATTAACATATTCTTGTGCAGAACCTAATCCGTATAAACCACTAAATCCCTTACTTAATATTGCAAAATAATCTGAAAAACTAACATTTACATCTTCTAAATTACCCTGTTGTATTTTTGTATTTTGCCTTTGTAATTCAGCTATCTTTTCTTGAACTATTTGTGCTTTTATCTGTAATTGTAAAGTGTTTATGTAATTCTTTGAAGCTGTATCTAATCCAATAACTTCACCCTTTACTATTTTTACGTTTTTGAATTGATTATTAGTAAGTTGGTTAAGTTTAGTTAATGTTTTTTGCTTAACTTGATTTGAAGCATTTTCATCACGCAGTATTCTTATTAAGGATTCTACCTCTGTTGTTTGGTCTTTTATTCTCTTATTGGCTTCATTTTCTACACTCCTTAAAGCATCTTGGGTTTTATTAGCTAAGTTTATTTGATAAGTATAGTCTTTCCATAATTTTATAGCAACTCCAACTGCCGCTGCAACTGCTGTTAATGGAAGTGCCCCCCTTAATGCTATGCCTAATAATTCAGTATTCTTTGCACCTGCTAAAATAGCCTCACCCATCTGAATGATTGCAGTTCTAAAAGGGCCTATAATAGCTTTGCCTACATCAAATAACACACCACCCAATAATCCTAAAGTTTCTTTTACTATTATAACTGTTTTTATTATTCCAGTCAACGCAAGTAAAACAGGGCCTATTGCAGCAGCGAACAAAGCTAACTTAACTATAAAATCTCTTGTTCCTTCATCTAATGACTTGAGGAACTGAGTAACCCTATCAATTTGTATAGCAAAAGAATTAAGTGTGTCAGTTAAATTTAAAGACTCACTAATTATCTTACCAATCTCTGCTACTGCAATCTTTACGTTAGTAGTAAATGTTTCTATTGCTTTAGCAGCACTAATCTGTACATTTTGAAAAGCTTGGTTTTTCTCTATCGCTCCAACAAGGCGATCAACAAATTCATTAGCACTTACTCCTGCACTTCTTAACCCTTCAGCAGTAACAGTTCCAAATTCATCTTTAAGAATCTTACCTATTGCAGGTATTCTTTGTTTAATAATTCTTAAATCAGTTTCTAAAACTCTACCTAATGACAGAGCCTGTGCAAACTGTCTAACAATTTCACTAATGTCAGCTATCTCAGAACCAGAAACAGTAGCAGCAATACCTAACTGCCTAATAATGTTTCTTGCTTTATCTGCCTCAATCCCTACTGCTTGTAACTGTAATGCACCACCTGCTGCGGATTTTAAATCCAAAGTAGTTCTTGCATCCCTAACTACACCTAATAACTTCTCTAACTCTTCAGCACCTGTAGTTCCTGTAGATGCAAATACATCAAGACCTTTCTCTAATCTATCAAAGTCAGCAAATGTCTTAACTGCTGCTGCTCCTGCTAATCCTAAAGGTAATGTAATGTTTGTTGTGAGTGTCTTTCCTAATCTTTCAGTTTGATTTGCAAACCTCGTTAATTTACGCTGTAGTTTATTGACCTCGGCATCTAATCCACTTGTGTCAATCCCTATTCGGAGTAGTAAATCTTTGAAGCTGTTTGCCATCTAACTTTTCTTTTTTAACAACCTTTGGACTATCCATCTTATCCATGAGGTTATTTATCTGCTCTTTACTTAAATTCTTTTTCTTTGATACTGGCTTTTCCCAACTAAACTCTCCTAATTCTTTTGGATCTTTTATCCCTTTACCTTTTGGAAGTTGTATTGATATTTGTAAGGCAGCATTATATCTACTTACTTCGTATGCTAATTTAGTTTGTTCGTAAATACGATTATGATATCCTAAAATAGCATTAATCACATCCCTCATACTTGCCTCATAAAAATCACTAAACCCCCAACCTAACTCACCCATTACCTTTTGCCTCAACCAATCCTCTGTTATTTTTAACTCTTCTTTGTACTCGTCACCCTTTTTTTTTGCCCTGCTGTTACTTGAGGCATACTGTCAGTAAATGACTTTGCAATCTCTTCAATAACGTCTGGATTGTCATCAATAAAATCAAAAAAGTCTGGATCAAAACTCATATCAAAGTCTTTCTTAGCCTTTCTATGACCCTCTTTTAATGCCATCCAAAACAATTTCATTTGCCCCTCTAACCCACTTTTTGCAATTGCATCTTGGATGTCAATATTAGCAGAACCCTCTTCATTTCCATATTCTTTTGTAAACTGTAGTATTACTCTAAGATTAAAGGAAACATAGAGAGTCCTGCCTGGTATTTTTAGTTCTTTGTACATGTGTCTTTATTTTAATTGTTTACGATACTGTTCCAATGGTTACTGCTCCACTAACTTCGATAGTTCCATCAAAAGCAACTTCTGTATCAGCAGTAGCAGTTTGAGATAAAGCAGTAATATAGCCAGACCCACTTAACTGTACATCACCAGTTGTAGAAGTAGCCATTACCCAGTATATCTGAGTCTTACCATTGAAATAACCCAATAATCCACTTACGTTATCTTCAGAAGCAGTTTCATCATATCTTACTAAACCGCTAAAAGAAATTGTAGCAGACTTGGTTTTAGGGAAAATTTCTCTCCATCCACCACTACCACTATCCTTTGTAGTAATATCTGTAACGTCTAATGAAAATGAAATACTTGATTCTGTTGCGTGGAAGATTTCAACTTCACTTCCTTGTGTGTCACTAAGAGTCAATCTTAGCAATGTTCCATCTATAAAACCTGTACTTGGCATAATTTTTTAATTTTAATTTTCTAATCTAATTCTATAAGAGAGTTCTAAAAAATGTACATCAATGTCAAAATCATAAAACTCTTCTTCATCTAAATAACCAATTCTTTTTACAGTAACACCCTCGACTGTGCCACTATAATTATTAATTGCATTTTTTACTTCTGTACTTATATCTCTTAACGTATCATATTTCTTGCTGTAAATATTAATATAGCAAACAAAAATAACATTATCTGCAATTCCATTCTTTGTTACTACAGGGTCTGCACTTCTCGTCTTGTATACAATAAAAGGGAACTCAGTCTTATCTGGAGCAAATGATGGATAAATCTTATTACTGCCCATTATATTAGTAAGAGCAGAAGATCCATTTAATAAGCTATATACTACTTTCCCTATTTCCATTATCTAAAGTTTAATCCAGTTTTTGCTTTCTCCCATACTTGTCGAGCCTTTTTCTGCATCTCTAAATATGTTTTCTTCCCTGCTTTTGTAACTGCAACTTTTAATATCTTATTTTCATAGTCGGCAGCAGTAGAACCTTTACCAAATGCCATAGTAGCATAATAACCATCACTTTTAGCAACTGAACCTCCATACAACCCTAATCTCTGTTGAGTTGAAAATGGTCCTACGAAAGAAGATGATGACTTTTTTAATCTTTGTTGAGGAATACGCCTAAATGACTTTTTTAAATTCCCAGGCAAATACCTTGCAATTATTGTTCCCTTCTTAGATTTACTATAACGAGCGTTTTCTCTCGGATGCCCCCATTTATCTGGAACACTACGAACAGGAGATACACTACGACCTGCTTCAACAATAGGTTTAGCGGCAGCAAAAGTAATTCTTCTCTTTTCTGTCTTTGTCATAAACTTACCCAATTCTTTTAATTTTTGGTTAAGTTCTTGCACCCCATCTACTCTAATACTCATAATTAACGCATTCAAGTATCATGTAATCTTTACTCTCTTCCCTAATCGCTCTAATGTTAAATATATTTTGAGAAGTAGCCATTGTCAAATCAACCAATCTCATATCTGTGCTTAATCCAGTTCGCCTCCTTATTCTATAAAAAACAGAAGTAGTAGCTACTAATTGTTGTTCCTGTACCTTTTCATCCGTTCTCGTAATACGGAAATCAGCCTCAGCATATAAGGTAGTAAATTCAGTATAATTGTAATCAGTTTCCCCATAAGAATTTCTTGTTATTGTTCTTTCTTCAATTCTAACCTTTCGGTTTAAATTTCCAATCTTTTCGTTCTTTAAGTATCTCATAAGTAACCAATTCCCATGCCATA